GATTACGAGGATTATGAAGATTCTAACGAAGCCACCGAGAATGAAGACGAAGAAGTATCAAGTGACGATGAATCATCTGAAAAAGAGGATAACTCCAAAAGAGAACAAGTTTCTAAAAATGAAAATGATGAAAGAAAACATCCTGAGATAGAGAAAACAAAGATTTTAGAAGAATTAAAGACAATATTTGAAAAAAATCCAAACGATAAATCAATTGAGAAATGTATAAATATTTATGAGGAGGATTTAAAGGAAGAGATTAAAAGAAAGGAGAAGAAGGAAAAGAAGCAGAGAGATAAAAATATGAGAATTTTTAGAAAGATTATTAGAGATAAAAATGTAATGAATGATTTCTCATTTTATGAAAAATTAGAGTTAGAAAATCAAAAGAAATTAATTAAGGAATTGAGAGAAATCAATAAAATTACAAGAATTGAAAAACCATATAGAATGACTCTTTTAGAATCCGATATTCCAATTCAATTCAAGGCAGCCGCAATGAAAAAAATCAATTCTTTACGATACATGGAGCCTGGCAGTGGTGAATTTTATAAAATAAAAAATTGGGTTGATACTTTTATGAAGATACCATTTACGAGTTATAAAGAATTGCCAATTAGCATTGAAGATGGTGTAGATAGCTGTCATGAATTTATGGAAAACGCACAAAAGACACTAGATTCAGCTGTATATGGATTAAATGATGCTAAGATGCAGATTATGCAAATGTTAGGTCAGCTTTTAACAAACCCAAAGGCCATTGGCACCGCAATTGCTATTCATGGCTCACCGGGAACTGGCAAAACTTCACTTGTTAAGGAAGGAATCAGTAAAATTTTGAATAGACCATTTGCTTTTATTGCGTTAGGAGGTGCTACAGATAGTAGCTTCTTAGAGGGTCATAGTTATACTTATGAAGGAAGCACGTGGGGCAAAATCGTCCAAATTTTGATTGATAGTAAGTGTATGAATCCAGTAATTTATTTTGATGAACTAGATAAGATTAGTGATACGCCCAGAGGTGAAGAAATCGCAGGCATTTTAACTCACTTAACAGATACAACACAGAATTCTCAGTTTCATGATAAATATTTTGCGGAAATTAATTTTGATTTGAGTAAATGTTTATTCATATTCAGTTATAATGACGAATCAAAAGTCAACCCAATTTTAAAGGATAGAATGTATAGGATTAAGACAAAGGGTTATTCAGTAAAAGAAAAAACTGTTATTTCTAACAATTATCTTCTACCAAAAATTAGAGAACAAGTAAAATTTAATGATAATGATATTATAATTCCTGATGATGTATTGAGTTACATTAATGAGACTCATTGTCAAAAGGAAGATGGTGTAAGAAATATGAAAAGATGTTTGGAAATAATTCATACGAAACTGAATCTATATAGATTGATGAAACCTGGTTCCAATTTATTTGAAGGTGAAATGTCATTAAACGTAGAATTTCCATTTAAGGTTACAAAAGATATTGTAGACAAATTAATTAAGAAAGAACAAGAAAATATGTCAGCATTATACAGTATGTATGTATAAAAACAATTTAAAAAGTTTAATATAATTAAAAATATGAGTTTAGACTATTATTTGTCTTGTCGAATAAAATATAATAATATCATAATATGCTTGGAAGAAATTATTAATAATCATGATTTAATTTTTTTTGAAACATTAAAGTTAGATACACAGTTAAGTGATATTATATTTGATAAATTAAATTTATTACAAGATAGAGAGAGCTTTCAGGACAAATTAAAGTATTTAAAAAATTTAAAACAAATTTGTGACGATAAAATAACTAAATTATGTCAACATGAATTTGAAAATGATTTAATAGACATACTTCCTGATAGAAGTCAAAATATAACATATTGTAAGATTTGTAATTATACGAAATTATAACTTATCAAGTGTAAAATATTTAATTAAACAATATAAAAATAAGTAATTATATTGTTCAATGGAAACTAATCAGATATTCATAAAAGCAGACAATAATAAAATTATTAATGAACGATGTATTAGATGGATAAAAAAGATGGACGAATGTTTATTAGTTTGTACGAAATCCAACGGGTGTAGTAATAATCAAATTATAGAAGATAAGCATACCATATGTAAATTGAATAATCCAGACAGTTATAATAAGCTTAACCAATTGTTTTAATAATTTTAATTTCTGTATTATAAATAATTTACCATACTGTTTCTGTATTATGCCACCACATACCATCATCTTTTTTGACATCATATAACGCTCTAAAAATAGCAGATCTAGATAAAGGAACATTACATCTATATTTATCAAGCGGATGTGGGTTTGTTTTAAGCTGAGCTGAAATAGCTTTTTTACCTACTAATTGTTTTTGTTGGAAAGCAAAATAAGTATAAAATCCTTCAAAAGATAACGCTCTAATAGGTATAATGTCTTCATTATTATCCTGAAAATCTCTTAAATATTGATCACATATAGCAATTCCAGAAATATCAGCTAAGTCCTCACCTATACTAGGTGTTGCGTCAAAAACAATTCCATCCCTCTTAGCAAATATTTCGTATTGTTTAACAACATCATTTTGAATTTGTTTATACTTTTTCTTATCTTTCTCTGTCCACCAGTCATTTAATTTACCATCATAACCATATTGACTACCCCAATCATCAAAACCATGTGACATTTCATGACCAATAGTGAAACCAAGATGCGCTAAATTATACTCAATTCCTCTCTCGTCAAGATCAATAAAAGGTTTCTGAATATAACCAAGATTTATATAAATAGCATTTTTAGATGGTGTATAAGAGGCATTAACAATATAAGCCTGAGTTCCAACCATTTTAACAGGATAGTTATTCCAATCAACCATAGGTATATCAACAATAGATTTACCTTCTAATTCAATAAATTTCTCATGTCTCCAATCATTAATTTTTTTCATATTATCGTATAAAATTGTGCTGTAGTTTAAATCAGGATCTTCCCTCAAATTTTCAGGTTTACCATAAATAAATTTAAAATGATCTAATTTTTTTAAAGCGTATTTTTTAGTTGATGGTTGTAACCATGTATTTCTCTCTAATATACGTCTAAAAACTAATTTCAAATCGTTACATAATATTTTGGTATATTCCATTGCACCTGGATTTTCATATTTAGCAACATATTCGTTTGTTAAAAAAGTATTAAATGGAATAGTCATATATAACGAAGAACTCACCGCATCAGAAATATTTAATTCCTCTTGACCTCTCTCAAATTTGCCATGGAAATCGAATATTATTTTTTCCCAATCTTTAGTTATTCTAGCCAATCTTCTTAATAACAAATAAATCCAGAATGTTCTCCATTTAGGTGTTTTCCAATTATCGAGTAATAATTTGGAACCACATTTTAAGTAATTTAAACTAGATGTAATAAAAAACTCTGGTGTATTTTTAAAGCCTAAATGTTTTGAGAATTCTTCCCAATCAAAGCCATATTTTGATTTAGCTTCAGACTTATGAACTTTATTATAAGTCGATTCTTTTGAAGTAACATCATCGCATCCTAATGCGTTAAATACGTCAACTTGCGCATCAAATATATCCTTAGCATTAAAATTGTTTTTTCCTATTGTAATGTCAAACACTCTTTTAGCTACGTGATAAAATTGATTTCTGTATTTATTTTTATATGATACATCTGTTCCGTCATCATAATATACATTTATATCTAATAATAAGAACTGCATTGGTGTAACATAACATCTATAAACATCTGGTTCTTTATCATCAGGATTTAAAGACCATACAAAAGGAGCATTGGAACCTAACATTTCATCGCTATTAAAATAAGCTAATAACGCCCATGGATTATCTTTTTGAATAAACTCATCAACAGTTTTAACAGCTTCGAAAGCAAGTTTTCTGCTATACGATTTAGGATTCATTTTGATAACAGATGTATAATAGTTTTTTAAATTTTTAGCTAATTTATTGTTATGTGTTTTAAAATAACTAACAATTATTTCATTAAGTTGTCTATATACTTTATCTTGAGCTAAACGAAAATCATCTATTTGAACAATATATTTTTGCTGTTTTTCTAAACTTACATTTTTAAGCCATAAATAGTTTATATAATCATAAAAATCGTCATTAGGTTTTATACTAGATGGTGCGAAACGCGCTAACAATTCTTTCGCGAACTCTTGTTTTTTAAGTTTTTCAATAGACTTTAATTTTTTTACTGTCAATTCTTTGCTAAAATTTGCTTCAAAAGACTTTAAACCTATTGGACATATTTTTTTAGTTTTATTTATGTTATTTATTTTTCTTCTATGAGTTTTTGCCATATATTATATATGAATAAAAAATATACAATATATAGTATACTAGTATTTAAGTTATTTAATACTCTGAATAAGGGACATTGTTTCCACCACGAGTGACCAAATAATTATAATCTTGAGATGTCATGCAGGCACAACCTTGTGAGTTTGAGTAAGTATTTGGGCAACATTCTGGTTTGAATTCAGAATTTGCGAAAAAAACCATTTCACCTTCAGGCAATGGTAATTGTTGTTGTTTTCTATCTAAAAATTGTTTAACAGCTGGATTAAGAGGTTGTCCGGGAATAACAGTCATGTTAGGAGCACTCCATGAAGAGGTATCAATCATAGAGTCACCTGCTAAATCATAAGGCGTAGATTGGCCGTAATTAGTATTTGCTCCTACAAAACCTTCTTTTCCGGCAGACGCACCATTAACCTTTGATGCACCATCTTTAGCATTTCCTGAAACTATTCCAGCTCCAGGAACAGGAATATCTTGATTACCAGACATATCAGTGGAAACATTATTTACAACTTCACCAGCAACTTTGTTCATTACATCAAGTCCTTCCATCAAACTATAATTAGAACAACCACATAAAGTATGTCCAACTAAAATTAAATATATAACACCAATTAATATAAGAATCTCGAGATTCAATTTATATCCAAAAATTGAAATATCCATTATTATACATAATTAATAGATAATAATTTTGAATTTTAGTTTGGTATATCTAAAAATCTATCAATCGCATCATTATAATCCTTAATTATTAGATTTTCAATATTAAATGTTCCTTTATCTGTCAAAATATTGTATAATTTTTTGTGTTTTATATTAATTCTCTCGAATTCGGTATTCAAATTTGGCGCATAACCTTCAACAAATCTATTTTCTCCTAAATTATACCTAAATTGTTCGACTATTGAACTGCCATCAATTTCTACAATTCCATAAACTTTCGCTCCATTTTGTAAAATATCATTTATTTTAACTCTATCAATATCTAATAAGCAACCATTTATAAGAGAAATCTTAGAAGAATTCGCAAATCCATAATCAAGAAATTTATGTATAAAAGTTTGATTTGTAATTGGTATAAAGTCATTGTGAATAATTTTATCAAGATTAATATCATACAGTTCATCCCAATCAGTAAAAATGATATCATTAATCTCAATAATTTTATTAGCAGTATTTAAGCAATACAAAAATTCTTCATTATATTGTTCTAATTTAATTGCTTCAGGATGATTAGATACATGTATCCATTTATCATTATATTTGACGATATGTGAATTAGATACTATAACATTATTTAATGAATACATTATCGAATCCTCAGATGTTACCTTTATTTTTGCTGTTACAATATTATTATTTGAGAGAATATCACCTAGTTGAATATCATTTATTTTTGTAAATGAACCGTCATGAAGTTTAATTAAAGTGTTTTTATCAAAGCATTTAAGTTTAGGTATTTTGTAGGTAGTATTTATTTTAAGTGTATCAACCATAAATGCTAACATAATAGCAAGAGGTATAGAAATTGCGACAAATATAGCAGTATTAGCAATAGCTGCGCCCCAAGTAAAAGGGACAACCCAGAAAGCGGCAATCATTATAGCAAGTGATACCAATATACTAATTAAAAATTGCGCTATAGAACCCATTAATGATTTAAGCGCATAATAAGAGCCTAATAATGTAAATAATCCGGATGTCATAGTGCCTTGTATTTTAGCTATTAAATCTTTAAAACTTATAATGATTTGAAATAATGGTATTGTTATATTCATTATTCTACCCATAATTTCTTCACTAACTGATTGCATAGATGTTCTGACTTTATCAAACATTGAACGAATATTTTGAATAGAATTTTGAATATTATTACTAACATACAACATTGAATTTGTTAAATATGTTATTGGTTGTAGTGCTTCTCCAGTGATGCCTGATAATATATTTTGAGTACAATAATTAAAATTTTGTAGTGTATATTCAGTGGCAGAAATTCCTTCAGGATGTGTAATAAATCCGGCAAACGGTAAAATTTTAGGATTACATCTTTGATTAGGCCAGTCATCTATAATAGGTTGTATATTGCTCATAGTGGTAAAATACGATACAAGTATGAGTACTACTAATGTAATTATAATAAATAATATAAAAGAGCCTCCATATTGATCAAAATATGTTAATTTATCATACATTTTTTTTATATTATTGATATTATTATCCATATATAGTAAGTGGATAATATTCATTAAAATTATATTCATTTAAAATTATTTAATTTCATAAAATGGTCCTCCCAATCCCAGAATGTTTCAGTTCCGATTTGAATGTTATGTGTATTAGTAATTAAACAACTAAACCATTCTGTTTCTATTTCTTTACATATTTGAGATTTCGAATAATCTTTAACTTGTGTAAATGAATTTGTAGTTGAATCGAATACTAGATGTGAACCTGTTACATAAATATCTTCATTATTCACACCAGAGTTTTTAATTTTATATAAAGGTATTTCTTCTCTTTTATTATCAATTTTCATTGTAGATTCAACAATTGATCCATCTTCTAAAACATCGCCTAAATCAATGTCTTTAATATATTTAATCGCTCCATTTTGAAGTTTAATTTTTGTATTTGGATGAAAACATTTTCCTAGAGCTCTTACCATTTGACCGGGCGGACCATTCCATGTACTATTCATTGTTTTGATACTTCCGTCCATAATATACATAAACGACACCATAATTCCTATGGTTTTTCCTATTAAATCTTTAATACCAATCGTGATTCTTTGAAACTCAATAATTAAATTTAAAAATACTCCAAATATGGATTCAATAATTGTAGATAAAAATGTTCTGACTTTGTCAAACATAGCGCGAATATTTTGTATATCAGTCATAAATCCACCCATCATAGAAGTTAAAGAACCTGTTATAAATGTAAGCGGTTGTAGTAAATAACCCATAAAATTAGTTTGCATGGTCTGAATACAATAAGTAAAATTGGATTCAACATCATCTGCTAAAAACATATACATTGGATTGCATCTATATAAAGGCCAATTTGCTTTAATTTGAGCCATTTGACTATAATAAAATACACCAGCAATATAAATAGCAAATGCTATATTAACATATAAAAAATTTACCCAATTTTTTCCAGATGGCATAACTTATATTATTAGTATAAAATTATTAATTGAATTTATTTTATTAATAATTTGATTAATGACGACGTTTTGTTTTTCTTTTATTATTTTTATTCCGACGTTTAGTCGTATAACGCTTGGATTGTCTTAATTT